AAACCAAAACCATAAAAACCAAGTCCTGGTAAAAATTTGAAATGAACAAAGTATTGAATCTTTTTTCTTAATGGATCATTAACTTCATAATTTCTTCTAATAGATAAAATCTCTCTAGAGTTTTCTTCAATAGTTACAACGTAAGGTAATTTAATTCCAGTTGGATCTCCAGCTTCATCCATATCTTCAAAACCTTCAAGATCTAGATTAACGTGACATTCTAATAAATTAAATACATCATTGTTATAAGCAGATTTAGATTGTCCTTCTAACTCTCGTTCTTTTTGCTCAACTTCACTTTCATTAAGTGGTCCTGGTTTTAATTCTATGTCTTTATAAAAACCAGCAACTTGTTGTTTACGTAAATCATTTTCAGAAATTTTTACGACGTGTATGATTGATTCCGCATCATCTAATGAGGTAGCTGTGTACGGAACAATCAAATCGTCTGCAGGAACAAACTTAGAAACAGCTTGTTGTTCAACTTCATCATAATAAATTTTTTTAAATGATGATCCTGCTAAAGGTAAATAAAATAACATTTGATCAAAGTCTGGTTCATAATCTCTCATCTGTTCCATAATTTGATAATTCATAAAATCTTTTACACGAGATGCTTGTTGTGTTTTTTCTGGAGTAGGTAGTCCAAGAACTTGAGTTCTTACTGGTCCTTCTGCTGGTAATAATTCTTTATAAGCCAAAGCTTGAAATTGAGTTACAGCTTCTGCTAATACAGGGTGTGTTGCACCAGATGCACCTTGAAATGGTTCTGTTCGATTGTCGTATTTAAATCCTAAAAGATCTAAACCTTCTCTATAAGCTCTCTCCCAATCTTTTCTTGAATTTTTATAATCTTGGTAATCTTGATAAAGTGAAGTTCCTAATCTTCCAAGAATATCTTCAGGCAAGTGTTCTGCCAAGTTGTCATAATGATTTTGAGTATTTGCTATTGATGCAATATTAGGATCATAGTTGATGTCAACTGATCCATCTTCATTTTGAGTGATCTCTACGGGCTCACCAGTTTCAGCAGCTTGTTCTTCAAGTTGTGCTTGTTCTATTTCTTCAGGCGCTGGAACGTTTATAACTTGCTCTACGTTTGGTAGAGACTTGTCTATATCTGCCATTTATTTTCTCCGATTTTTCAGATGTACCATTATTGTAACTAATATTCAAGCCCTGTGGATTAGGTCCTCTTAAAGGTGGTATGGTCTTAGTTAATTTTCTCAATAGTATACTCGTTTAGTTATAATCTTAGGTTCTTCAATATAATCATCAGGATGAAGCACAAATCCACCTTGTCTAAATCTCATAATTGCTTGAGTGGTTGAATCCACTAAGTCATCGTGATCTCCATATGGAAACGCTGCACATTCCTCAATAACCTCCTCTGCAAATTCTTGCATAGGTGCCCATATCATACCAGATTCAAACAAAGGTGCAACCGAGTTTACTCTAGTATGCTTATCATTCCCTTTTGATGGAGTGAAGTTAACCACTGGTATACCCATCTTTCTAAGTTCATCTGTAAGTGGTTGACCAGATGCTTTAGATTCAATGATGACTGTATCAGGATCCCAATACTTCCATTGTTCATAAGCAACTTGTTTTAATTCAGGAAAATCCCATCTACCCTTTTGTGAATCTAATAATATTAAACTAGCAGGACTATCATCATTTAAATAAAATACTCCCCAAGTTGTAATGGCTGAAAAGTCAGCATTTTCTTTTTTACTAAAAGCAGTATCGTAAGATTGTATTACGTGTTTAAGTGCAGGTATGTAATCTTCTTGCCATCTATTCCACCATTCACGTTTAATGATTGCACCTTCTTCTGAAGTTGGGTTTTGCATATACTGTGCATTCCACTTCGTGATACTAACTGAAGCTTTAACAGATTCTAATTCTTCTTTTTTCCAATACTCTGGCCACAATGGTTTTCCACTTGGAAGTATGGCAGGAAATTCTATAACTTGCCATTGATCAGCTTTAGCCTCTCGCTGCGCGCCAAGTAATCTCCCTGTTAGATCCTTAGTGTTCCATCTTGTCATAACGAGAATTATTATTCCACCAGGTTGAAGACGTTGACGTGGACCTGATGTATACCACTCATATGCTCGATCCATTGCATCTTTATTCATTGCGTCTTGTTCTGAGTGTGGGTCATCTATAATCAAGAGATCAGCACCCCGTCCTGTGATCGCGGAGCCAACACCTGCAGCATAGTATTCACCACCACCTTCTGTTTCCCATTTACCGGCAGCTTGTGAATCTTCTCTTAGTCTAGTTTGAAATACTTGTTGATATTCAGGAGAGTCAATCAATGCTTTTGCTTTTCTACCAAATCTTATGGATAGTTCAGTGGTATTAGTTGATTGAATAATTTTAAGTTTAGGATTACGACCTACCATCCAAGCGGGTAACAGATAAGAAGCAAATTCAGATTTAGTATGCCTAGGTGGCATATTAATAATTAATCTTTTTAATTTACCTTCTGCAATTTGATTAAATTTTTCTGCTACAATTTTATGATGATCACCTTCAACGAAATCAGGCCATACGTGTTTTACAAATGACATAAAGTCATTATGAATCTTAGATTCTTTTTTCTTCTCTGTATACTTAAGAAAGGTCTTCATAAAATCCTTTCTTACATCAGGGGGCAACTTTTTTATTTTATCTAAATCTATTTCCATCTGAAAAAAATTTTTGCAAAATTTTTTAGGATTAATTTTGGAACCTTAAAAGTATTTACAGGCTATTTAAGTTTAAATCAAGCTATAAAGGGGTAGACTATGGGACCCATAAATTAATAAAAGAATTAACTTATATAAACAATTTGTAAATCCAAAGTGGGTTGGTACCTCTATCGCGAGCGCGCGCAGCGCGCGAGCGCTATACACAGGCGCCGCCAGGCGCGCTGCGACATTGTGTCGCAGGGGGTGCGACATATTGTCGCACCTACCTACAATCTATACAAATAGTTTCAGTAGCCCACTCATCTGGTTTGACTACACAACCACAACTGTGACAAATAATAGCTTTCATAATGTATTTAATATATAGGATATTATATTATTAGTCAATAGGGAGTGGGTGCGACAAAACGCCGCACCCTATGAAACTTAATCTAATAAAGTATAATACTCATTTATAAAATGCCTTTGAAACCAATCTAGTCCCTTTCTCATATTACCAATGGCGGCACTTTGTAAGAGATAGTCATTGTGCGCAATTCGTTCTTGTTGTTTAATTGTATTATAAACAGCCGCCGCAAACCTAGGTAAATAGGTTTTCTCGTCGCTGTATTCGTTTGCAATTAATATTCGTTCCTCTGTCATATCTCTAGTTTGAATAGGAAACGGCATTTTAATTACTCGATTATTATATTTTATTTCTTGTTTAGTTTTCATTTTCTATATCCCTTTCTCAATTGTTCTTCTTTTATTTTATTATCTAACTCCCAAAGTTTTCTGTCATAGTGTCGTTCCATTAACATTGCGATAATATAAAATATACAACCTATTGTTATAAAAACAAAAGCTATTAAACTTATCACTAGTTCTAGTGTCATTGTGTCTTCTACCATATTGATACCCTCATTTCACCCGTTGCGGTTCTATACTCACCTTGATTAACATCAAAATAAGTTAAACAGTTCTCACCTTGCTTTGATTTCCACAACCTACAATTGTCTGTCCACTTTCCCTTTCTGTCTATAAACTTTCCATATTTCTTAGCGTAGTATCTTATTTTAAAGTATTTCATTTTATCCTTTCTGTTATAGGGGATAATATATTATATATTATCCCCTGTCAAGTATTAATTAAACACTAGGCAAAGCTTTTAAATCTTGGTTCCAACGCATACCAATTTTCTGGCTTACTTGGTCCAATGATATTGCCAAACTTTCTGGCGTGCCCGCTTCCATAACTGTGTCAATGGATTTCTGTTTTAAATCTCTTAACAGTTTAAGCTTCGCGCCTTCCGGTCTTCGTTCAATTTCTCTTTTAGCAAGATTACTCGCCCACTGTCTTAATTGGTCCTCGCAATCTTCAAGAGTTATTTTATCAGTATTATAACGCCTATTGCCGTCAAATTTATAACTCAATTCAGCGTCTTTAGGTTTTTTCTTTTCAAAAAATGTTAGTGCTGTAGCTCGCGCCTCTTCTAACATCTTTTCAGCTTCTCTAAATTTAGAGATAATTTTATCAGCTCCCATTTTTTTAGATAGCTTTTTTACAGCGCTGTCAGTTGCTTCTGTTTGAAATTGTTTAACTAACAGTTCTTGTTCTTCAATTAGAGGATCAAACTGTCTTTTCACTTTTTGTTTGAAGTGATCTAATTGATACTTTGTCATTGATTTACTCATATTTATCCTTTCGTTAATCTTTTATAAACTACTTGCAGTACTGCAAACAACTGGACAAATTGTCGCACCTCTAGTTTATATACCGCCGCCATCCCCAACCACCAACCTAAAATATCATAGAAAAAAAGTTAAGTCGATTAGACACATTGTCGCACCTGCGACATTTTGCGCGTTGTTTTAAAATTAAAAACGTTTATCTTGGTATTAAGTTTAAAAATTATTGCTCCTATTTTTAAACTAGAGAAATAGAAAGGTATTAACTTGCCGCCCGCTATGGGATCAGAGGGCGCGCTAAGATGAACGGCGTAGCGCGGCAAGTTAAGTTTAATAGTTTCATATTCTCGTAAGACGAATTCGCAAGATATCGGTCTAAGATAAGTTTATGAAACTATTTAACTTGAGCCCTGGTCTGAGCACGAGAGCGGGAGACGTCCCCACACAAACACTCGGACCTGGGGTCAAGGGCGATAAAGGAACCCTGGATAAGTAGCAGATGTCTTCGGATAGCTGAACCGCACCAGGATTGACCAAACTTGAGCCCTGGTCCAGCGGCCGACGGATGTAACGATTAGCTTCGTTGCCGACCACCGATGGACCTGGGGTCAAGTACACTGGAGGTAAACCTAGGCAGTGGGATATTTGACTAAAGGTGATACAGAAATCCTGTATTCTATTACACTGACGGTTGCGTCGGCGTGGAGTGATAGAGGCTAAAATACTGTGAGAGGTTTAATTGCGACCTCTATAATATACTATGTAATTTTCCGCGGCGGGCGGAAGTAACCCCGCCAATAATATCCTTACGAACGCGAGCCGCGCGAAGCGCGGCGAGCGTCAAGCCACAAGCTGCGACAAATTGTCGCGCGTCAAAAAGGATAATTGACAAAGGCTTCAAGCATCAAGCAACGAGCCGCAAGCATCAAGCTTGACAAAATTTAGAAAGTGGAATATATAGGATATAACAGAAAGGATATAATGAAAATAGAAATGACAACAAAGGAACTACTCCAATTGGTGGGTGGTTTAAGTAAGCCGTCAAAAATGCCTGGCTGGGCCTATGGTATACCGGCTAAAGAATGTAAGACGGGCAGCAAGTTACAAAAGGTTGAAGGCTCAACTTGCTATAACTGTTACGCTTTAAAAGGCTGCTATGTTTTTAAAGTGGTCCAGGAAGCGCAATACAGACGTTTAAGAAGTATTAAACATCCTGGATGGGTTAGAGCAATGACTCAATTGTTACAATCTAAGAAATCAAAATTTTTTAGATGGCACGATTCAGGCGACGTGCAAGACTTAAAACATCTAGCTAAAATTTTTGAAGTAGCTAGAAGGACGCCAGACGTACAACACTGGATGCCGACTCGGGAAGCGTGGGTTAAGCCATATTTAAAATATGCACCTTCCAACCTAGTGATTAGGTTTTCAATGCCGATGGTTGATCAACCTGCGGCGGAGAGCTGGCCCCATACATCAACTGTAGTAACAACTGGCCGGACTTGTCCGGCTCCAGATCAAGACAATGCGTGCGGCGATTGCCGAGCGTGTTGGGATCCAAAAGTAAGGAACGTAGCATATGGCCAGCACTAAGAAGCCAGCGTTGGTTCCAAACGCGACCGTGGATCTTACAGCGCTTCATATGTACAACACTACAAATTTTGTAGAGTATAAGAAGCTAGAAGCTCCGGGCCTCAAGCCACGAGCTTCAAGCAGCGAGACTCAAGCTTCAAGCGAGCCAAGCATCAAGCACCAAGCGAGTCGAGCGTCAAGCAGCAAGCGTCAAGCCCCGAGCAGCAAGCGTCAAGCATCAAGCCGCGAGCCACAAGCTCCTCGATCTGAGATCCTCTATAAAGTTTGTAGAGGCTAGGTGCGAGTGACTTTACTAAGATGAAAGTATTTTTAGGATGTGTTTTATGGAAGGCAATTTGGTGCGGTGAGAACCTAACTTTTTTAGCGACACTTATCTTAAGCTCAAGCGTAAAAAAGAAATGATTTTTGTTATATCCCAATAGGTCTGGCACGCCTGGAATGGCCAGATTTTCTATTCTTGTCCACAAAATTTCTGGTGTATTTTTCTTAAGTTCTTGCCAAAGTTTTCTCTCAGGTTTCAAGATAAACCCTGCGTTATAATTTTTTAATAACTTTACCCATTCGCCACTTTTCAGGCTCGATAGTTATAACCATTCTATGAGATTCTCTTACGCCAATTAATTTATTTTCCATTAATTGAATTCCTTTAATGTCGTAAAATTCTCCGTTGGGTAAACAAACTTGCACTCTAGCATTCTGACAAACGTCGCCTTTCATAAATTTATCGACGACCATTTTCATTTGCTTTCCATTGATCATAATTTTGGAGGTATTCGTTGGGGCCCAGTATCTTATTTAGTCTCCCAAATATCGTAAGCCGACCCCAACAAGTTGTTTAATTCAAAAGCACTTGTGTTTTATCAAAACTTATCTTATAAGTCAATAGATGGGTTTACCAAAGAAATTAACAGAAATGCAAATGAAGTTTGCACAAATACTTGTGACAAACGAAGGTAGAAAAACTGCTACTGAATGTGCAATAGAAGCTGGCTATGAAAAAGACTCAGCTCACGTTGCGGCTAGTCGTTTGCAAAATCCAAAATTATATCCACTAGTAGTTAAATACATTGGAGAGATCAGAGACGAGTACCAGAAAAAATATGATGTCACTTATGAAAGGCACATATCAGAACTAGCAAAACTTAGAGACGACTCAAGGAAAAAAGGCGCCTGGTCAGCTGCAATCAATGCAGAAGTTGCACGTGGAAAAGCGGCAGGATTATATGTTGAACAAAAAATCATCAGGACCGGTAAGCTTGAAGACTTGACTGCAGACGAACTAGAAGCTCGTATGAAACAAATTATCAATGACTACTCACCGATCCTTGATGGTGTTGAAGTTAAAGATTTGAAAGAAAAAGTTTTAGACTATTCTTCAGAATCTTCATCTGAATCTTCTACATCTTCATCCATAGAATCATCAGAATCATCTTCTTCCTGAATTTCTAAAACATCCATAATCTGAGCAACCTTATCTTCAAGAGCAACAATTTGCTCTTCCAGTTGTTCAATCTTATTTTTATTTTCTTCGTTATCGTTATTGTATCCAAACATATTTCCTCCTGGTTGGACGGCGGAGGATAGATTAAAACTTTCTGCAATCAACATATTTTAAAAATATATTTAATTGATATTATCCTACAATCTTACCTTTATTAGGTCCTTTTTTAATAACATATCGTTGAGTACCATTTCCACCTATCTCAACTTCTTTACGCAACATTTGAAACAATTTCATTTCTTTTGCTGTTTCCCATTGTTGTTGTATGTAATTTAAAACTTTACCTTTGTTTGCTTTTTCTCTTGTGCTCATATGTCTACCTTTTCCATTTTTATTATACATCCAATAGGATAGATGTTTCTATCACTAAATACTTCATCCTTGTTATCATAACTAGCAAAGGTCTTTAAGAAATTTCTATCTTTAGAATAAACATAACCCATAGTAGTCATTGTTCTTGCATCAAATTTATCAAACTCTTCTGCTGTAGCGTGACCTGCGTCTCCTGTGATATCAACCCAGGTTATTCTATAAAAATAATATTTCTTCCTGTTAATGACTATGTGTTTATATTTAGATTTCTTAGTTTTTTTCATAATCCCTTATATATCACCATTTTTAATTTCACCCTATAGAGACTTTATTTATAATTACATATATAATAACCTTCAAAATTTTAAAAAATATTTCCGGAAAGGTGGAAATTGTATTATTATCCTTATATAGCAACATTTTTTGAGCCGGAAATTGCCTTAAAAGTAGCCGGAAATACACCTTTTTTATTTTTTAAGACTGTATTTTTGTTACGTTCTGAGTTTATTTGACCCGCTTTGATCATATTTGCCACTTTTTTTACCTGTAGCCCCCAGTCCCCCGCCGCGCGCTGCTTGTCCCTAGCATCCACATTATAGTAACGTGTTGCTAAAATATCACACTTATCTATTTCTATTCGAATAGTATTCATCCAACCTCCTTAACCATTCCCATTTATATTGCCTTAATCTTGCCCCGTTTAGAACAAACTTTTGAAAAAAACAATCTGGCGTCACGCATAACAATACTACTTGATCTAACTCGGATCCATAAACTTGGTTGTGAGCCTCCAGGTACGCGACACCTTGTAAATAGTATCCATCGTTATATTCATCTTTTCTAGGCTTGCCCGTAGTTTTAAAGTCTATTATACTGTCGCGCCCCATATAAACACCAACCAAATCCGAGCTACCAGCATATAGATCCGGGTAGTATAAAACCGCCTCAGAGCCGTTTATTTCACTCAGTTCAGGTAAACCCTTATCAATGATGGTCTGAGCCATTCTATGGGCCTCTGCGCCGTTCTCTGTAGCATCTAGGATAGGTTTATCAAGTAAATAACCCTCTAAAATGCTATGCATACGGGTTCCTCTATCAGTTGAGTTTTTTCTTATCTTTTCGGCTTCTTCTGCACCAACCCTTGCTCGCCATTTAGCTAATGATTCTCGTTTCTCAGCGGGTTCAGTAGCAGATAGGATAGTAGTAACAGATGGTAATTTTTCGTTACCAATGGAATAGTGTCGCTCATCGTTAATGAGTGATCTAACTGATTTTGGGTAGTCGTATAATTTATTCCACTTTGGTTTCATATTCCCTCATTTCATCGATTTCATCTTTTATGGCTATTAATTCTTCGTGCAAAAATTTTGCTTGAGTTAAGCTTTCATAAAATTTTGCGTATTTATTTTCTTCATCAAGATCCTTATTAAAATAGATTCTTTCTGCTTCTTCTGAAAGTAAATCAACCATATCTTCAAGTAAGTTTAATGTTCTTCTATCGTATTTTAATTTCCAATAGTCTCCAGCCAAGGCACTAAATGCTTGCTTTTCACCTCCTAAGAATAACATCTTTAACATATAGAAAAATCCTTCTCTTGAAAAACAATGTATCCAAAAGTCAAGATTATTTAACATTGAACTTCTTCTTTTTTTTCTGGTCCATTGTACGATTCTTACTAACTCTGCAACTTTTTTATATTCTCTATTAAAGAATGATTGTTGAGGTTTTATTTCCTTATCAAAGAAAAGTTTAATTTTTCTTGATAAGATTCTTATGTCTTTAAAGTTTTTTACGTCTTCTAATTTTATTTCTTTATTCATCGTTTTTTCCTTTCTGTTGGTTTATGTTATCACTTAATTTTAAGTATGTCACTTGTTCTGGTTTCTTTAATACATTGTTAAGCAATATGTTTTTTAAAGTTTCTTTTTTTCTAAGTAAAGTCATACGTGGGTACATAAATCTACCAATGTCTTTAATTGCCTTAACTGTAAACTTTAATGCATATATGTCATTATTTCTTTTGTAAGAAACCTCTTCACAAACTTGAATTTTTTCTCCAGCTTTTTTAGAAAGACGAAGATGCGTGTCTATATTTAATTTGTTCAATCTATCTTGAATGAAAGTCAATGTGGCTAAACTTTCACTGGTGATATTCATATTAGGTTCAAACTTATTATAATTTTTTCTACTCGATAAATTAAGACTACCATCGCCTTCAATGAACGCCGTTAACCAACTTAAAAATATTTCATTACTGCAATCATAATTTGCATTGATCTCACTATCCAGGCCGTAACACATCTTTAAGAAATCTTTACATTTTTTATTTTTTACAAATAAATAATCTTTTACTTTTAGAGCAAAGTATTTTGAAAGCGGTCTAGATAAATTACACATATAAAGATTTTTTGGGTTTTTATTTTTATAATATTTTGCATTAAGCAATCTATAATTTAATGAGCCCTTAAAAGTTTTAGCAAAAACCTCACACGGATCTCTATCTGTTAGATACAAACAAACATTTTTAGTATTAAATTTAAAACAACCATCCGAGTCCATCCAACCAGCCCAATAGGCCCATTGCTCCGGTGTAATGAATGGCTCTATTTCCTTTTCAAAAATTTCTTTTGTTTTCTCATCATTTTTTACTTGATCAACACCAAATAACTTTATTGGCATTTTAAATATTATTGTCATTTTGTTCCCTTTCTAAACATATTTTGTTATTACCTTGTTGCATTGGTCTAAAACCAAATGGCTTTAAACAGTTTGATACTAATTGCATATCGTACTTAGGATA